TCTAAATACTACATTTGCAGAATCAACACTAGAAAACCTTTTGTTCGCACTAGCAGGACAACCAGGAGATCTAGCAACAGTTTCAAGCAACCCAACACTTAACCTTTCAGCAGGAGACATCGGAGATGTCCCAGTTGAGCGTGGTTTGGTAGCAGTTGGTCCAGGAACTGGAAACGCAGCAATAGATGTTGAGCGTGTCTATGTTGCATACCGCGCACTTTCAATCGAAAGCGTATCAGTATCAGCAAAGAGAGACGAAGCAACAATGTTTGAAGTATCATTCCGCCTTCTTCCAAATGATAATGCATCATACGGAAAGATCGTAGATCGTACTTACACACCAGCATAATACAACTTAATATATGAGAGGCTCAATCCTTCGGGGTTGGGCCTTTCTGTTTGGTATACTTATATAGTGCCTACAGAAATATACAAGACCTCAATAATTGAACTCTTTGATGGAACAGAGTTATATATCACCCCATTAAAAATAAAATATCTAAAGTTGTTCTTAGAAGAATTTGAAAATGTAAAAATATCAAAAAATGATGATGAGGCAATAAACTATTTATCTAAATGTGCAACAATAACAATGAGGCAATACTATCCAAGCATAAAAACTCAAGAACAGTTAGAGGACAATATTGACATGCCAACAATCTATAAACTATTAGATTACTCTGCTGGAATTAAAATAAATGAAAAATCTGAAGAGCCAGTAAAAGAGCAAGCAAAAGAAAGCGGTTCTACTTGGGATGAGTTAGATTTAGCAGAGTTAGAGGCTGAGGTATTTTTGCTGGGGATCTGGAAAGACTATGACGAACTAGAATCATCTATGTCAATGCCAGAAATAATGGCAACCCTAAAGGTAAAAAGAGATTTAGATTATGGACAAAAAAAATTCTTGGCTGCTATGCAAGGTGTTGATTTAGATAAAGCCAGCGGTAAAGAAGATGCTTGGGAAGACATGAAGGCTAGAGTATTTAGTAAAGGAGCAGCAGCAGGAGGTAAAGACATTCTTGCTTTGCAAGGAAAAAATGCAGAAAAGGCTGGATTTGGTATTGGCATGGGTCTTGATTACGAGGTTTACGAATAACAAAAATAAGCCTGCTTTATGGTATAATTAACTAAACCTTATAAGGAGGAACTATGGCTGACAAGCCTTTAAATAGCAAAACCATTACTCTTATGGATGGAACAGAAATACTAGCAAGACCTTTAAAGTTATCCCTGCTTAGACCATTTATGGCTAAGTTTGCTCTTCTTGCAGCAGCCTCAGATGATAACGATAAGTCAATGGATATCTTAGTTGATTGTGCACAGATTGCAATGAAACAATTCAAGCCAGAGTTGGCAGAAAACAAAGAGGGTTTAGAAGAACTTTTAGACCTTCCAACTGTTTATCAAATTATCGATGTAGCATCAGGACTTCAAAACTCTGATGCAGGAGCATTGCTTAATTCGCTAAATAAATAAATTAAGGGGGTGCATAAGAATTGGCAGATGTAAACTCTAATATAAATATTAATTTTAATACGGCTGCCGCTCTTGCACAACTTCGATCACTTCAGGCAGGCCTTAGCAAGTTTCATCAAACACTTGCTGGGGGCAACCTGGCTGCAGCAAATGCTCAAAAAGGTTTAAATGCACAACTGCTTCAGTCTGTTGGAGCCACAGGAAAGTTCTCAGCAAGCCAGGTTAAAGTTGCAGGAAGCACACTAGCCTTTACCTCTGCTTTAGAAAAAAATAAACTATCTCTTCGTGAGTACTACAGATATACTATGGCAGCAGCAACTGCCAACACCCGTGTTCTGGGTAAGGCTTTTGCACAAGAGCGAGAAATTATTAATCGTGCTCGCAGAGATAGAGTAAAAGCCTTACAATCACAGTACATTCAGATGAACAAAGCCAACTCAGGCTTTATAGATGCAATTCGTATTATGCCAAAAAGTCTTCAAATGGCTAGTGGAAAATTTACGGAACTTGGAACAAGAATTCAATATGCTGCACAAAGACAACAATTCCTTAATCAATTACTAAAGCAAGGATCTACACAACTTCTTAACTTTGGTAAGAATACTCAATGGGCAGGCCGTCAGTTGATGGTTGGTTTGACAATGCCTTTGGCTTTATTTGGCGCAGCAGCAGCAAAATCATTCAAAGACTTAGAGGCTGAGATTGTCAAATTTCGTCGTGTCTATGGAAACGCATTTACCAATGATGCAGAAGTTGAGGAGGCAATTGCAGGAATAAGAAGATTAGGAACAGAGTACACAAAATATGGAGTTTCTGTAACCAAGACAATGGAGATGGCAGCCCTTGCTGCTGCAGCAGGTTTTACGGGTAGCGATCTTACCGCTCAGGTTGAAACAGCAACAAAATTGTCAGTCCTTGGACAAGTAGAACAACAGCAAGCACTTGAAACAACTATTTCTTTACAAAGTGCATTTGGAATCTCCAGTGACGAACTTGCAAAAAAGATTGACTTTCTTAATGCAGTAGAAAACCAGACACTCTTATCTATTGAAGATTTAACAATTGCAATTCCAAAAGCAGCCCCTGTTGTAAACCAACTTGGAGGAACAGTAGAAGACCTTGCTTTCTTTTTAACTGCCATGAAAGAGGGTGGAATCAATGCATCAGAGGGTGCTAACGCACTTAAGTCTGGACTTGCTTCATTAATTAATCCATCTGATAAAGCAGCAAAATTCTTAGGTAACCTTGGAATTAACATTAAAGGAATTGTTGAAGGAAATTCTGGAGACATTAAAGCAACTGTCGTTGGTTTTGCCCAAGCACTTGATACACTAGACCCACTTAACCGTGCAAGAGCAATTGAGCAGATGTTTGGTAAGTTTCAGTTTGCTCGTTTGTCAACATTGTTTCAAAATGTAACTAAAGAAGGAACTCAAGCATCAAGAGCACTTGATTTGGCAAGTTCTTCTATAGAAGAGTTAGCAGTTATGTCTGAACGAGAAATGAAAAAAATAGAAGATGCAACGGGAGTTAAATTTCAAGCAGCAATAGAAAATTTTAAACAAGAAATTATGCCTTTAGGAAAAGCATTCCTTGAAGCCCTAACCCCAGTTGTTAAGTTTTTTGGAGGACTATTTGAAAAGTTTAATAGTCTAAGTGATAAAACCAAAAAAGTTATTGCAACTATTATTGCTGTAGTTGCAGGGTTAGGACCAATTGTTCTTATGACCTTTGGTTTACTTGCAAACGGTATTGCAAACGTTATTAAATTTTTTGCAATGTTACGTGGAGGAATAGCAAAATTAAATGGACAAACATCTGTAATGGGTGCAGGCTTTAACTACATGACTCAGGAGCAGATAGAAAATGCTGCTTCTTCTCAATCACTACATCAAACACATACAAGATTAATTGAAGTATTTAATGTTGAGAAGGCTTCAGTTTCTGCACTTGCTTCATCCTATAATTTTTTAAGCACACAAATGAGATCAATGGCAGCGCAGAACCCATCATTGTTTGCTGGAGGTATGAGTGGAGCCAAAGCAGCAGTAAGCAAGTTGCCTCCAGTTAGAAGATACGTAGAAGGAGTTATAAGTGTCCCAGGACAAAAGGGTGCAGGAGATGTTGTTCCAGCAATGCTTTCTCCAGGAGAAGCAGTTATTCCTACAGAAACCACTGATAAGTATAGAGGTTTAATTACAGCAATGTTCCAAGACAAAGTTCCAGGTTTTATGGCTGGAAGACTTCCTGGAGGCCCAGGCAAAGGTATTCCACTATCGGCAGGCCCAGCAGCATTTAGAGATGCACAGCAAGCAAAATACAGAAGAATAAACGATGCCCGTCAGGGATACTCTGGGTCTCATTCAGAAAAACAAGTGGGGTCAACTTTTGTTGGCATGCCAAAGGGATATGCAGAAGCATCACAGTCCAGACAAATTTTAGATAAGATATCAAATCAGGTAAAGGCTGGAAGGTTTGCAAATGTACCACCTACAGACTTTGGAACAAAACTTGAAGGTTTTACAGGATATAGTTTCCCTGCCCGTGGCGTTGGCGGGGTATTTAGAAAACCTAATGGAAAAATTGTAGTAGTAAAACCAACAATGACTGAAGCAACTGCAGATGCAGAAGTTCGTATGACTCAGATTGAGGCTGCTAGAGGAATGGTTGTTCCAAGGCAAACTATTAAAACTATGTTGGACCCAACAGACCCAACAGGTCAAAGAAAGTTTATTGTTATTGAATCACCATATGATCCAAGAATAGCCTCTATGAGCGGTAAGTTTTCAAAATCTGATATGGTTAAACAATTGGTTGGTTCAGCAATAAGAGGAGACAAAGACTTACAGAAAGCAAATGTATCTGGAAACGTAGTAGCAGATGTTGGAAATGCTGGAGTAATGGATAGAGCCTCTGGCTTTAGAGAATTTGCAAAAACTATGCCAAGCATGGAAGAGCAAGCAATGATTAACCTGCTTGGTGTTAAGGGTGGGGCAAAGAAATTCTTTGCACAGGAAACATCTTCAATTGCCGCAAAGATGACCCCTAAAGAATACGGCGCTGCCATCAAGTCAGAGATTAATAGGAGTATCCCTCCAATAGAAAAAATTATTAAGTCTTGGAATTTACAACCAGATGAGCAAATTGTATATAACAATATGCTTAAAAGACTTAAGGATGGAGCAAAGGTTGATTGGGCAAAATTCCAACCAATCCATGCTCGTGCTGGAGGAGGAATAGAAAAACTTGAAGTTGGTAATTTTGAAAAATTTAAGAATATGCCAGAGTCAAGAGATCAGATTGCTAGACTTAGCGCAGGTCTTTCAGAAGACGCCGTTAAAACATTAAAAAGACTTCCAGAAGAACAACAAGAAAAAGTCCTTGCAGCAATGAGAAGGCAAAAGCCTGCAGCAACAGATGCTATGAGCCAAAGCAAGATGATTAAGTTTGTAGAAGAAAATATGATATATAAAGATGGCTTGTTTCATGATAAGAAATCTTTAGACGCTGGAAGAGACAATGCTGGAAAAACTTATGAGCAAGTTATGAAAAAAGTTTTTTACCAGATGGGCCTAGTAGAAAAAGATGGAGTTTTTGTAAGTGATAAAAAAATAAATATGGCATCAAGACTGAGAGATGCTATGAGTCCCGAAGGTAAAGCATCTGGAGGATGGAGAGGTAGCGTACCAAAAAACTCTACCTTGTTTAAAGTTTTAGATGCTGAGGAGCAAAATTTTAGAGCACAAAATATGATGGCAGGCAAGAATGACCCATTAAGAGTTGTAAGAGAAAAACTTTCTTCTTTAGGCTATAGCGAAAAAGAAATTGCTAGATCCCTAAGATCTGAGTTATCACATGTAGAAAAAACTGGAGAATCTGGAAGAGGTCCTGCCAAGTATCTAAAAGGCTCTGCTATGTTTGATTTAAGAATATTAAATAATTACATGAATACTAAGGCCAGATCACAAAATATTATGGACTGGAATAATAAATCTGGAAATCCTTTAAAATTATCTCCGAGACAACTTTTAGAATTTCAAAAAGCAGCAGAATACATGAAACCTGGGTCACACCCAACAACCTTAAAAGAAATACAACTAGTTCAAAAAGCAGCACAATTAGATGTCTTGGCCGATGACTATTTAAAGCAACAAAAAACTAAGCCAAAAGGATTTCCAGAATTAGGAAAAGTTAATACATCCAGAGGAGTTCTGGCTCTACTTGATGACAGAATTGGCACGGGATACTACAACTCTTCAAGGCCAGTCTTTAATCTTGCAAGTGGGCCAGATCAGAGTCAAAAAGTTTTGGTAGATCCAAAGAATGAATTTACGGTTGACACTAAGACTGGAAAAGTAACAAAACTAACAATCGCCAACACTGGTGCAAAACCTGCTGGAGCAGTACCAGATAGCGGAAGTTCAAGAGACACAAGAGTGGCAACAGAGTCAGCAACACGAAGAGTTGCAACAAGAAGCCAAGTTAGAAGTTTTCGTAGAGGATTTACAGCAATGCCTGGGTTCTCCATGCCTGGACGAATCAAGGGAGATCCAGAACTAAGCAAAGCAGCACAGGGAAGAGTTACAAATGCTATGCAACAACAGGCAAAACTTTTAAAACAAAGAAACAATTTAACACAAAAAGAAATAAACCAAGCATTAACTCAGTATAGAACAAGATTGATTGCTGGAGAAACTGAAAAAAGAAATAACCAGGAAAAACAAAAAGCAATGGCAGATGAAAAAAGACAGAGAGCACAAGGATCTCAAACTGCTCAACAAGTTGCTAGACAAACAAAAGCAGATGCAAAGACAGCAGTCAAAGAAAAAAGAATGGCTCGTCAACAAAGAGTGGGTGGCATGTCAGGCGGTTTATCTATGGGCCTTGGAACTGCAGGTATGGGTCTAATGATGGCAGGCCAGCAAACAGCGGGTATGGCGGTAATGGGAGCATCTGCAGTCGCAGGTCTAGCCCCAATGTTTGCAGGTATGGGTCCAGGAGGATTAATAGCAACTGGAGTTGTTGCAGTTGGAGCAAG